GTTCTCGCAAGTATGATTTCGTGCCAGACGTCATTGGAGGGTCGGTCAGTGCCATCGTCCTCTCCGCCAGGTCGCAGTCCTCGCTCGGCCACAATTTCATGGCCCTCCTTCGTGCCGGCATGCTTTCCGACGTAATCCCAGCCGTTCTGAGGCTTTGCTCGACGCATTTTAATATTCGGAGTTCTTCCGTCACAAGTAAATGTGACTCGAGCGTCGTCGTCGTTGTATGGTTCCGCAAACACCAACATAGCGTGGTAGTGAGGGCTTCCATCTTGATGAAGCTCTCGACCGATCCTGTAGTCGCATCCAAGTCTGTCAAGAGTGGTGACAAGATCGTTGCAGGTCCATCCAACTGGAGTTTTTGGATATGTGAGCATGAAGTACTGCTCATCGGTGATTCTGAATTTGCGGGGCATAATGGGCAACCTTCTCCACAAGTACTCATTTTCTGGCTAAGACTAATACTATAGCCAGAAAAAAAATTCACACTTCACTCTGGCCTGGTGGCCTACTTATACCCGCTTTGCGTCCGCCTCGGCAATCCTTCCCTCAACAACATGTCCCAACAAAATGCCTTACCGAAGGTACCCCCGACTGGCGTCACGCCGAAAGGCGCCACGGTCCACCCGTCGCTACTCCGTCCGTTCAAAGTCCCGTCGCTCAAGCACCAGGAGAGCCCCTTATCGGAGACGTTCGTCTCGGAGAATGTCGAAGCGGGCCCTCCTCAATGTCACGTCAAGGAAGAAGCGAGATGAGATGTCTTGCTACACGAACTCTACTGCGGCAGCCCAAACTGGTTCAGCCAATTACGCTCAGCAACCTGCTGTTGTTACAGGCGGCTCGAGTGTCACCACTTGTGCCGCGTTCTTGTGGATCGCGACTGGTCGCGATAACACGTTGAACTCCGGCGGTGGGACGGGTACCATATTCAATCAAGCGACGCGGACTTCTACCACGCCATACATGGTGGGTCTGAAGGAGAAGATCGAGATTCAGTGCAACACCGGTATGCCATGGCAGTGGCGTCGTATTTGCTTTACGTGGAAGGGAAGCATATTTCCCGATTCTTCGTCCTTTGTCCGTTCACTCGAAACCAGCAGTGGCTGGGTGAGGGTCATGAACCAGCTGGCTGGTACTCCCAGCACGCTCTCTACCAACATGAACATCGCGTTCAACAACATTTTTAAGGGGTCGGTCAATGTCGATTGGACGGACCCCATGACTGCTAGCGTGGATAACACGCGTGTTAGTTGCCGGTACGACAGGACAATCACGCTCGCGTCGGGAAATGAAGACGGGTTTATCCGTAATTACTCTATGTGGCACCCGATGCGGAAGACTTTGGTCTACGATGATGATGAGTCAGGTGGTGGAACCACCGCATCTTCTTATTCGACTTACGGGAGAGCTGGTATGGGTGATTTCTATGTGGTGGATCTATTTAGGGCGCGGTCTGGTTCAGCCACAACCGACCAGTTGACTGTGAACCCCACTGCTACTCTGTACTGGCATGAAAAATAGGCTCCCGTACTTCGTAGAATGTACAGTTTTGCTCCATCCAATCCCATTCAATCTCACCCGCATTAGTCTCAAGTCGCGGGTCCACATTTGTGATGTAGATCGCGGCCTTGCCCCAGTTTACGCGTTTCTTCCTCGCGTATTTGTCCTGTACCGTGAAGTTGTACTGCCCCCCCATCCAGTCCTTGTATTTGAAATACCCGGCTCTTAGCCCATTGACCATGTCGTCGAAGACAGCGTACTCGACGGACTCATCAAATCCCGCGAGGTCCCAAAGTCCTGCGGTGTAGTAGTGACGGCCCAAGCTTCTTGCCCAGACAGTCTTTCCCAATCTAGTTCCCCCGAAGAGAACGAGCCCTCTAGCCCTAGCATGATTATATGTCAGCGCACTAGAAATTTGACGTGGGGCAGGCGACCGGCAGGGAGCTCCCCCCCGAAGGGAGGGGACGTCTCAAATTTCCGTGCAAGATGTCTCACCTTCCAGAGCACTCTAAATTCTCATTAGCCCAACGCTGCAGCTCAATCGGTACTTCAAAATGCCCCACCGGTGACTCGTACAGCTTTTCAGCCACACGATATTTCCAGTCCGCATATGCAGTCAGCTGACTGAATGAACACGCTAGCTGCCGAGGAGCCAAACGCGCAGCTGAATCGAAAAACTCCTCTCGAGTTCTCGCAAGTATGATTTCGTGCCAGACGTCATTGGAGGGTCGGTCAGTGCCATCGTCCTCTCCGCCAGGTCGCAGTCCTCGCTCGGCCACAATTTCATGGCCCTCCTTCGTGCCGGCAT